TTGCGTAGCAACACGGATAATCTTTTAATCCCGCCCCCTTGTGGGGCGGGATACTCGGAGGAACAAGTGAGCGTACTAGCAAATAAGCGTGGGTTATCGAAGCTGGAGTTCTACCATAACGCCAGAAAGTTACGAGAAGATATGACGAATTTATTGTTACGGGATTTTGGTGTGCGTGATAAAGTTCGGAAAATCAAGACAGAAGACAAGCTCGAAGTAACTATCATCGAAGAATACCCGGAGTGGTTAATTACTGCGTTTCGGCAGAATATAATGAACATCTTGCGAAACATGGTAATGAATATTACCGCAGGAAATACGATATATCCCACGACCGTCGAAGAAATGAGCGTAAGGCGGAAATATCAGACAGAAGCGATAATAAACTGCGAACAACTGTTACAGGAGATGCAGTATTGCGCTGATATTTTGCCAGTAAAACTCGACAAGCTGATGCCTTACGTTGAGAAAATCGATTTTGAAGTCGCTTTATTGAAAGGTTGGCGTAAATCAGATAACGCCATATTAAAAAAGATAAGGGAGGGCAAATACAACAGAAATAAAAAATAGGGTGTCTTTCTGTATCCGCGTCCAACTCGACCAACTTCGTTAATGTCAACAACAATGGCAATGTCAACAACAACAATGCGAGTAATACGGCGGTTTCGCCCCCGCTATCTGTATATCTTAAAATCCCGCCCCCGCGTGGGGCGGGCAGGGAGGTTATGTGAAGTACCATGTTGAATTCGATGTAGAAGTAATTGATCCTGTAGACGATAAACAGGCCATTGAATGGATCCGTTATATGATAGGGGACACTGGCAGAATATCACTTGATAACCCGCTGGCAGATAAATCGTTTGATCCGATATTTGGAACCATAAAAATTGAGCGGAGGCCGGAATAATGGAATACATGCTTGTAGGGTTTATTTTAAGCGCGTTGCTCGGCCTTATACTCTATATCACAAATAACCACAATCGCCGTAAATTTTTCAAGGGAAGGAATAGGAGATGGTAACTGTTATGCGTCAAAGAACATTCCACAAGCCCAACGGAAGCCTTGAGACCCGGAAGCGGGCAAAAGGCAAGAGCGGAAAACCGTTGCGGATTTTTGAGGGTATACGGCCTTTCCATGCAAGCGGGAGGTGGAAAACCAAAACATGGAAAGAACTGTACGCGGAGGCACCCCGCCCCCACAAGCGCGGCGCTCAAAGCCGCAAGGAAGCGAGAAAACTGCGTCAAAAACTGGCAAAGATGAAAATGCCGATACCGACCGGCCGCAAGGGTAATCCGAAAAAAGATCGCTCCTGTCGCCGCCCAAGGCGCGTTGAGTGGCCTAGCGAAAAGAACCCAAAGCCGCGCTATCGGTACGATGGGTCTATCAGGTAATAAAAGCCGAGAGAAAGGAGGTGTGGCTATGACGCCTTTTACTTAGATTTACAAGTCCCCGCGCAATGCGAGGCAAGAATGTCGATCACAATGGGGTGATCATGTCGGGATCCGCCGGTTCGCCGCCGGATCATGTCAACGCCAATATAATTATTTTGCCGGGGCCGGTATGACGGTAATCGGCTCCGGTTTTTGGGGATGTGGTGTAAGGGCAGCATACCGTAGAGCGGGTTCAATTCCCGTCATCTTCATTCCGTGAGGATGTAATGTAATGGGGCATACGGGACGGCGAGGGTTCAACTCCCTCCGTCTCCATTAGGCCATTGGCCGAAAATTCCGAACGTTCGGAATTTATATAAGCGGTTTACCGCAAGGAGTGTTTATGATTTATCAGGAATTGCTGGATCGTATAGGCCATGTGTCTACGGATACCATGAGCTATGAAGAATGGCTGGAAAAGCGGAGGGGCAGTATCGGCGGTTCAGATGCCGGTTCGATTATGGGCTACAACGGTAAATGGGGCAGCCCGCTAACTGTTTTCCTTCAAAAGCAGGGACTTGAAAAAAGTAAGGATATGTCCCCGGCAGCGAAGCGCGGGAAGCTGCTTGAACCGCTTATCCGCGATTGGTTCGCTACCGATTACCCTTCCGCGATCATCGAAAAAGTACCTTATATGTTCAGTCCGGACAAGGATTTTCAAATTTACAAACGGCCCAAAGGAGAAATCCGCATCCCGCATTTTATGTCCGCCAACATTGACGGGGTTATTTATACAAAAACCCCCATCAAGATCGGCAATGAGGAATGTGTAGGGCTGGGCGGCCTCGAAATTAAATCATCAAGAGACGGTTATGATTTTGGGGAGGATGAAATTCCCGATAATTACTACGCCCAGGTGCAGCATTACATGGCGGTTCTGAATCTTGAATGGATTATTGTTTCTGTCGGTATCCTTTCCAAAGAGGAAATAGTGGATTACATCATCCCCAGGAATGATGAATTTATCGCCGACCTTATCGCAGCGGAGACAAAATTCTGGAATAAGCATATTCTCACCAACATTTGGCCCGCCGCCATGGGCATTGAAGGTGAGGAGGAAATGATTACCGGGATGTTTGAAGGCGGTACTACGCTTGTATTGGGCGATGAGGAACGGGAACTTTGCCGGAAATACATTGAATCCCATGCAAAATACAAAGAGGCCGAGGCGGAAAAAGAGCGTATTTCCACGGAATTAAAGGCCGCCATCGTCAAGAAGCAATCCGGCGGCTCGGAGGAGAAAAAAATATCCGCTATCGCCGGTAAGTATACGGTTTCATGGTCACGGTATATGCGTCACAGCGTAGACACCGATGCCCTGAAAAAAGCCGGTATCTATGAGGAATATACCAAGGAATACGAATCCGGCATGTTCCGCATAACGGAAAAGAAGGGGGCGTAATTTGAAAATATCTGTAACAATCCAAGGCAAAACACCATTGATTATGAATAGGTTTACCGAAGCCAACGAGGTAAAAGTTTCTTCCGGGACATCGGCTGTTTCGGTGGGTCATAAAGGTTCGCCGAGGGAACAGGCAACACCCAAGACATACCACGATGAACATGGGAATCTTTATATTCCAGGCCCAAATATCTTTGCTTGCTTAATTGCGGCGGGTACTTTCCATAAAACAGGCAAAACAAAAGTTACTACCCTAAAGAGCAGCCTTATCCCTGCCGGAATGAGTATTGAGGAGATTGTCTGCCCGTTGGGAACAAAAGAATTTGAGGTTGATTCCCGGTCGGTCGTTATACCGGCAACGGGCGGCAGGATCATGTGTCATAGGCCGAGGCTGGATAACTGGGGGTGCCAATTCACGCTTTCTGTTGATGAAACAATGTTTGCCTCTGAATTTGTCCGCCAGTTGGTGGATGATGCTGGTTCAAAAGTGGGGCTGGGCGATTTTCGCCCGGCAAGGAAAGGGCCGTTTGGTCGGTTTTTTGTAACAAATTGGAATGTTGAAAACTAGAAAATATTACAATGCTTTGCATGGTAAGGTCTGGTTATGTGTTGTTTGGCGGTGTGATGCTTTGTGGTGCTTTGTTGGGTGATGTCTGGTAAAGCAGGGTGTGGCGATGTAAAGCAAGGGTTAATGTTAGGAGGTTAAGAAACTAAAAATAGATTATTTGTAATGCATAGTGATGTAAAGTGCGGTCCGGCAAGGTGCTGTTGTGCCAGGTGGGGCGTAGCTAGGTGGAGTGCTGTATAGCCAGGCGGGGTTTGGTAATGCGAGTTAGGGCGGCGTAAAGTACGGCACGGTTTTGCAAGGCAAGGTTTTATTAGGAGGTATCATGTTACTTAAAAGATTAGAAATCCGTAATTGTCGGAAAATCCGGCAAGCGGACATTGAATTTCACGGGCCGGGAATACAGGTAATTGCCGGGTTAAATGAATCTGGAAAAACAACTATTGCCCAGAGTATAGCCATAACCTTTGGCGGTTCAAAAGAATTTATTGCAGGTATGGTATCCCATGATCAAGAACAGGCGGAAATTGTTGCTTATGTCGATGATGAACTGAAAATCCGTACCGTGATACAGGGCAATGTGAAACAAACGGTATACGAGAAAAACAGCACAACTGGCAAATACTCCGCTGTTTCCGGCGGGGTCCGCGCTTTTATCGATTCCATGCGCTCCGGTCTTGAAATGCCCTGGGCGCTCCGCAGCATGACTGATGCCCAGATAATTGAGATACTCAAAACCCGCGCCGGTATCACGGACACAATCGCAAAGATTGATTTTGACATAAAAAACAAAGAGATCGCCCGTACCGACACAGGCAGGGACATTAAGCGGTTTGGAACGCTTGACCCCGTAGAGGAGGCAAAACACCCGGATCCCATTGATAACATCAAAGAGGAGAGGGAAAACGCAAAACGGTATATAAATTCCGTCCACGATGAATTTATTAAGGTGTCTGATACTACCCGCGCCAAATGCCAATTCAACAGCGTTGAAGAAATGTTGATCGTTGCCGAGGATATAACGAAAAACGCAAACCGGATAAAAGCGGTATTGGCTAAAAACAAGGCGTATACGCAAGCTGATCTGGATAAACTGGAAAACCAGCTTACGGAATGGGTCGAAAAAGAGCAAGCTGCCAAAAATTATGATGACTACCTTATCAAGAAGGCGCAGCTTGACAAACTGAACACCGATTATGAGAGCCTCACAAAAGAAATTGAAACCCTGCGGGACACCCGGAAAAAGACCCTCGCTGATATGAAGCTGGGCGTTGATGGGCTGGTTATCGGTGAGGACAATTTTCTTTACCACAATGGCGCTCTCCGTGGCATCACCGACACAAACAAAGAGAGCAACTGGAGTACGGCGGAATCGGTTAAGGTGTTTTTCTCAATCGGCGCGATTTTCGCGGGCGATCTGAAAGTGCTGGTTGTGGATAACGCGGAAAGCCTCGATGAAAAAACCACAAAGGCAATTTCTGACTGGGCTGAAAAGTCAAAGTTTTTGGTAATCCTCCTCAAGGTCGCTTCCATACCGGAAGAATTGGAGGATGGGATTATTTACATCAAAGAGGGAGAAATCGTAAAAAAATGAAAAACGGTGGATCGGCGTTTCCGTATGTATATACTGCATATCGCACAGCGGTACATCATGGCGAGGGAATGACCCTGCGCGATTATTTTGCGGGACAGGCATTAGGAAGTTGCATTAAAACTTATACTTATGATGTTAAAAAGATGGCAGAAAAAGCATACGAATATGCCGATGCCATGCTTGCGGAGAGGGATAAAAAATGAAAAGTGCCTATGACGATTTACTCTCTGAATTGCGAGAGGATGAAGTGGTTGAAGCTGTTGTTTTTGGTCAATGGGGTAGTCTTGACGAACCAGAACCTAATCCTGTCCCGGCTGATAGGAAAAATATGGTTCTCTCTTTTACGGAGGCGAAACAATACATGAAGGGATGGTCGTTTAAGAATGGTTTTGGGGAACTGAATTGTTATGCGGTATACATTTGGACTAATTACCGTGTTTTTTGGGTTACGCAATATGACGGTTCCACAGAATTAAATAGTATGCCGCGCAATCCCATTGATTGTGTGCCGGGTATGCCGGGCGGAGGCTGAAATTGACAACAGTATTTTGTGATACCGAAACAACCGGCCTTGACCCGGTAGATTCCGCGCCGTTTGAAATCGCCTTGCTGGTTTATCAGGGCGCAAACCTCATGGCGGAGCAAGTATTCCACCTTAACCCGCTGGACAATGAGGTTGTTATCCATCAATCGGCATTAGACGTGAACGGCGCGACAGAGGAACAAATACGGTCATTCCCCCCGGCAACAGAGGTAATTCCCCAAATTGTTGATTTTCTTAAACCGCATTGCCCGCCGGAAAAATTTGTATTTGGCGGATATAACGCCCAATTTGACTATGGGCATATCGGCGGTATCTTTTTCCGGCACGGCGCAATGATAAGCGATTATTTTAACGGGCAGCTTATTGATGTTTTGGAACTGGTAAAGAAAGCGAAAGAAATGCGCCTTATCCGGTCAACGAGGGATAACAAATTAGGGACTATAACAGAGGCTCTCGGCATAGAGCATGGTGAGGCGCATACCGCAATGGCAGACATAAAAGCCACAAGAAAAGTTTATGAACATATTTATCACTTATGGAGGGAAAAAAAGTGAAAACAAACGGCAGCGACAAGAACGAGAAGACGGCGCAACAAAAAACGCCGGAGGAACAGGCCGCGGATTCTCTGAAAGCGCAGATTAGCAAAATGGCGGATCAGTTTGCCAACGCCCTGCCAAACAAGATCGGGGTTGAACGGATGATGCGTATAGTAATGACAGCCGTTCTTAACAATCCGAAATTGGCAATGTGCGAGCCTCACAGTTTTTTTGGCGCATTGTTACAGGCATTGCAACTGGGGCTAGAGGTTAATACCCCGCTGGGACAGGCTTATCTTATACCCCGCTGGGACAAAAACCTTTACGGCAAGGGGAGCGGCGGGTATAAGTGTTGTTTCCAAATGGGGTATCAAGGGCTTTTAGACCTCTGTTACCGTTTCGGAAAATACCGGCAGATAACCGCCGAGGTAGTTTATTCCGGCGATGATTTTGATTACGAATTGGGAACGAGCCAATTTTTACGCCATAACCCAAAAGGGAAAACAGAAATTCCTACCTATGTATGGGCGCTTTATGAACTGGATAACGGAGGGAAGCGGTTCGTTGTATGGACGTGGGAAAAAATAATGAAACATGCGGAGCGTTTTTCGGAATCATTCGATGATGAAACCGGAAAATGGAAATTTAGCGCATGGTCATCGAATCAGGAATCAAAGGAATCCATGGGGCAAAAGACCGCGCTCACCGACCTTCTTAAATACGCGCCTAAGTCTGTTGAATTGTCAATGGCGATTTCCGCCGATGAAAATACGGTTATTGCCCGTCCATTCAGCGAAGGCGGGGAAACAAGATTCCAATTTGACATCGGGAATAGCCGTTTTATTGAGGATGATCGGGATAACGAGGATCGGATACAGGAAAAAGTCCCCGGCGCGGAGAAAAAAGAGGGCGCGGAAAAAGAAACTGTTCCCGCCGCAAAGCCACAAGCGGAAAAACCGGCAGCCGCGACAGTCGCCCCCCAACCAGCCGCAGCGGATGCGCCGCCGGTTGCAAAACAGGGCAAGCCCGGCAATGGCAGCCTTTTTTCTCCGCAAGAAGAAAAAGACCTTGATGATCATTATCAGGAACAATACGAAGAGGGGCGCGGAACTGCGCCGAATTTCAGGGTGTAAAAATGACAACCAGATTTCCGGTTCGGGCCGTAATGAAGAATGGGATCATATTCCTCAAAACTATAAGTAAGCAGGATTACGATCTTGCCGTTGCCCTATTCAAAAAAAAGAATGAATGGGAACTGCGGAACAATAAAGAATTTACCCTGTTGGCCCGGCTGGAATTGTTTTATCAAAAAAGAACACAAAAACAGCTTGCCTCTGTATTTGTCCTTGTTTCGGCCATATTTGAAAGCATGGAAGGGAGGAGGCCGACAGAAGAAGAAAAATACTCCCTATATGACGATCTGTTAGAGGTTTATGCGGACAGGGTGCCTTGCCGGTTCAAAAATTTGACAAGGCCGGTACGCATATCCGAAGCAAATTCAGTAGAGGGCGCGAGGTTTATTGACGGCCTTATGTACCATTTGGCGAAGGAATGTAACCTCGAATATGGGACGCAATCCACGGTAGCGGATGTATTGTGGCAATGGGAAGCATATAGAGGAGGGTTAGAGGTGGACCCGCTTGACTATACGGATCGTGATTGTACCGTCCTCATGCCGGTCGATGAATGGCGGGAGAGACACCCTTATTCAGAGGCAAGCGGGCGAACCGGGGACATTGTGAGGGCGCATATCGTAAGTCGGGGGTCGGACGCGGCGGACATTGAAAAAACATGGAACTGGATCGCTCTGCTCCATGACGAACATACCCAGCAACATCAAATAGGCTGGGACGCATTTTTACAGATTTATCCGCATCTTCGGGGCCGCGTTGACCGCGCCCGGAATTTGGCCGGAAAATTGGAACTTGAATTCAAGAAAAACCAAGAAGTTATTTACAGTACGGCACATTTTATACAGAAAGCATTGGAGGCTTCAGACAATGAATAGAATATGCCGTGAATGCGGTTATGAGTTTGATATTTCGTTATTCCCACAGGCAAAAAATCGCCTTGGTAAAATTTATCATCGTAGATTATGTAAGTATTGTTTTTATAAGAAATATCAAAGGAAAAATACAATATATGCAGAGCAGCAAAAAAATAATGATCTTGAGAGATTCAGAGAAAGCGAAAAAGAGCGCGGAAAAAGGTGGAGAGAGAAGCATAAGAAAGAACATCATGCTCATTTATTACTAAATAGAGCAATAAAAGCTGGAGAAATAATAAAACCAGAAAAATGTTCTAAATGCGGAAGAGAAGGAATAAAGATCAATGGACATCACGATGATTACAATAAACCATATAATGTCATTTGGCTTTGTGATAAATGCCATGCTGAACGGCATAGAGAAATAAAGAAAACGGAGGCGTTACAACAATGAGGGAGTATTTATTCAGGGGAAAAAGAAAAATGAACGGCGAATGGGTATTTGGCTATCTTTGTTACAATGGTGCATTAGACCCGGAATTGTCAATACAAACCGTTACGAAAAGACACGATGAAGTATTTCTCAAAAGACCAGTAATTATCCCCGAAACCGTAGGGCAGTTTATCGGCAAGACGGATAAAAACGGTAAAAAGATTTTTGAGGGTGATATTGTAAAAGCAGATTTAGATTTTAACCCAGACGAAAGGGTCGGACTTATAGGCGAAATTGTTTTCAAAAAAGGTGCATTTATGTTCTCTCAAACGTGGAGGAAGCCCGATTTAATTGATTATTATACAACCTGGATAAATGACTATCACAACATTGAGGTTATCGGAAACAAATATGATAACCCTGAACTTTTGAAGAAAATGGAGGCATTAAATGGCTAAAAAGAAAACCTGTAAACCTTTGGATTTAGAACTGCTGAAAAAACAAAGGGATATTCTGGAGAAAGACCTGTCAAAGATTAAAAAACAAATAAGCAAATTACTGATACCCCAATACCGTGCGGAATACGAGAAATCGTATACGGACACCTATTGGAAATTACAAAACGGTTATGGGGGCGATCTTAATTGGGATTGTTTTGCCCATGTAATAGCGGTTATTGATGTTTGGGAAACATACCACGGCCCGACCTGCAAGCTGGTTTGCGATCTCATAGAAGAGCGTAATGATGGTGTTATCATGTGTCGGAGGGGAACAAAGGAATACGGCCCTTCCATTTTCACAACCAAAATTACAAAAGCAGCCTTTGAAAAGAAGAAAGTTGCTATACTCACAAAAATACAAGGTATATAGGGGTAAAAATGCCGGCGATTGAAGTAAGCTGCCCCTCTTGTGGCAAAGTGAACATTATCGAAACGAAACCCCATGAGCCAATTAAGGGCGGCATGGTAGAAATGTTTGATTCGATAGCTGCGGGTATGGGGTTAAAAAAATACGCCTTTGAAGGCGAGGTTCGATGTTTACAATGCGGAGAAATTATTGATGTCTGTATAAGCGTATCAAACAGAATAAAGAGGGAGGGGATACCATTATGGGGCAATATGCAAGCAATACAACCGTAAGCCCGGAAAAGACGCAAAATGACATTAAAGAGACCCTGCGGCGGTATGGCGCTGTCAGGTTTGGGATTTTGGAGGAAGCCACAAAAGCGCATGTTATGTTTGAGTTTGACAAACTTATGATACAGCTTTCCGTAAATCTGCCAAACAAAGAGGATTTTATTAAGACGGAGGCGGGCAGATCAAGAAAAAAGAAAGCCGCCGATGATGCCTATAATCAGGCGATACGGCAGCGATGGCGGGCGCTTTTATTAGCGATAAAAGCAAAACTGGAAGCCGTAGAAAGCGGAATATCCACACTTGAAAAAGAATTCCTTGCCTTTGTTGTGCTACCGGACGGGCAGAGTGTCGGAGATCACTTGATACCGGAGATAAAAAAAATCGCCGGTACTGGGAAAATGCCCCAGTTATTGCCATATAGCGGAGAAAGAAATGGCTGAAATTTATTACACCCCGAAAGAATATGAGGCCGCTTTTAGTAAACCGTGGGGTGATCGGGACGCTGTATATTTTGTTGACTATGCTGACACAAACGATGTTACTGTAAGCCATAGGTTTTGGCGCGTTGGAACGCTGGAGGAGCAAAAAGAATATACAGAAGATATTAACAGCGGTGAGATACTTTGCGCCACAACACATTGCCCAGCCAATGATTATTTTCATAATGCGGAAAAGAAAAATGTTAAGAAAAATTACCGCATTGAAATAGAAGGCTGCCATGATTCTACCAAATTTACCATAGAACTAGATGAAAAAGAATATGAATTCATGGAGAAATTTTCGCGCTTGGTAAATGAAGCAGCCACATACAGTTGTATGCCAACATTAAGTATTTCAGAGGGGGAAAAATGAACATAACAGATATTGACTGGACTGACAGATCATGGAATCCCGTCACTGGGTGTTTACATAAATGTCCTTATTGTTACGCACGGAACCAAGCCCGGCGTTTTGCCGGACATGATGAAGTACCCACATGGAAAAGAAAAATGTTTGTTGAGGGGGGGCATACCAGATACGAAATTGAGACACGGTTACAGCGAACAACAAAAAGCGGGAAAATAGTTTCAGCGGCTTACCCGTTTGGCTTTGTCCCTACATTCCATGAATACCGCCTTGATGAACCACAACACTATAAAAAACCGCAAACTATATTTGTGGGGTCAATGTGTGATCTTTTTGGGGAATGGGTTCCCGATGAATGGATAAAGGAGGTGATTAAGGCGTGTGAAAAAGCTCCGCAACACACATACATATTTTTGACTAAAAATTATAAACGGTATGAAGATTTAATTGCAAAAAAAATTTTACCGTCCATTATGAACACACATTATTATTTCGGCCATAGTATAACCACACAAAAAGACGCTGACAGCCTCCGTGATTGGATATGTTTTCATTCAAGGGAAAAGCCGGAGTACAAAAATCTTTATTGGATCAGTAGGTTTATGAGCGTAGAGCCGTTGCATGAAGATATAAACATTCTCTTAAAATGGTTCCGTGTAGAATGGGTAATAATTGGCGCGGAAACGGGAAACCGTAAAGGAAAAATTATTCCAAAAAAAGAATGGATTAAAAATATCCTTTTCCAATGTTATTCAGAGATGGGACACCAAACTGTACCTGTCTTTATGAAAGATAGTTTGGCCGAAATTTGGAAGAAACCGCTGATACAGGAATATCCCTGGTAAAAAGGAGAAACAAATGGAAATGGAAAGAGGATTATTAAGAAGAATGTTTTTTGGATATACCGAAGAAGAGCAAAAAAATGAAATAGACAACATTGCCTTTTTGTCTTATCCGTATGAAAAATATGGTGAACACGCTTTAGCTTTCAAGTTAGAAAACGGAATGAATATCCAATTTTGTAATCTGGCTAAAGAATTTACTGACGGCCTCCGTATCGGATATGAAGAAACCAAGCCGCTTGTGGAATATCTAGGAGATAGGATTGCGCTTGCCCTTAATTATTTTAAGGGAAAAAGCAATGAAGAAATTAAAAAGGCTATAGGAGAGTGACGTGGCGAGATTACAAGATAGTCCCAATTTATTTGGAGTTGGAATGGGTTATTCCACAACCGCAGAGGTGATCTGCGAATTTTGCGGAAAGGTCTATAACAGGGGTATCGGCGTTGATGATGACGATGACAGCGATGAAGATGAAGGCGAAAGCGTATTACATACAGAATTTGCCGGATTACAGGTCTGCGAATGTTGCTTTGAGAAAATAGAGAATGAAATTTTACATCGGATACACGATATTTTACCGTGGTATAGGCGTTATGTGCAAAGGAAAAAACACAGTATTGAGCTTGACGAAAAGCTGTTAAAAGATATAGGGGAGGGATGATAGATGGCAGATAAAAAAAAGATAAGAAACATAACGTGTACCGTTACTGATCTTGAATACAACGAGATTCTTATGTATGCCCAGCTTAAAGGACATGGAGGCGAAAACCCTGTTCCTAATTTAGTCCATTATGCCGTGTTCCAGTATATGAGGAGATACCCCTTAAAACAGGCAGAAATTGAGAAATACCAGCAGAATATGGCAAAACGACCAAAAGCCTCAAGGGTGTACACCCCTAACAAGCCACAGGCAAATAAAAAGGCTTCCAGGACGGCAAAATGACTATAAATATAAAGGGATACAACGTCCTGATTGATGATATAGTGGGCCCGTCTGTTCTTGCCCGTAAATGGCATATCGCCGATAGGAAGCGCGGTATATATTTTTCCACCTCCGTACAGTTTCCCGATGGGGATCGGCGCGACGTTAAGCTGCATCGGTTTATCCGCGAAGCGCCGCCCGGTATGCTGGTAGACCACAAGAACGGGAATCACCTTGATTGCCGGTTGGAAAATTTGCGGGTATGTACCACGGCGCAAAATACCCAGAATCAACCAATGCTAAAGACAAATAAGACAGGCTATCGCGGGGTGAGTTTCAATAAGCAGGCGGGTAAATATAGGGCGGTAATTTCTCATAACGGCAAATACATTCACATAGGGTTTTATGACACGCCGGAAATCGCGGCGGAGAAATACAAAGAGGCGGCCAAAAAGTTATTTGGGGAATTTTACCGCGAAACGGAGGGCGTTAATTGAGAATCGCAAGGGTGTTCCCAAACAGAAATAATGCAACCCCGGTTGACGATCTTGCCTTCATAGGCAGCCCGGATATGTTTTCTTTTCATCAGGGCATTGACAAGGTCCACATCTCCGTAACTTTTTCATGGGAAATACCTGTCGCAGAAAAACTTGAAAAGCAATGGAAAGAAATCGCCCCCACCGAAATCGGCGGCCCCGCCATGGGCTTGCCGGGCGGCGATTTTACCCCCGGAATGTATCTCCGTGAGGGGTATGTAATAACGTCAAGGGGCTGCCCTAACCGCTGCTGGTTTTGCTCCGTATGGCGGCGCGAGGGTGATAAACTGCGAGAATTGCCCATAATGGATGGGTACATTGTTCAGGATGATAATTTACTCTCTTGCTCCGAGGGGCATATCCGGGGAGTTTTTGCCATGCTTGCCCGGCAACCGCAACACCCTATTTTTTCAGGCGGGCTTGAATCAAAGAAACTTCAAAAATGGCACGTTGAAGAATTGGCAAAATTAAAACCAAAAGAGGTGTTTCTTGCATACGATACCCCGGATGATAAGGAGCCGCTTTTTGAGGCCGGAAAACTGCTGCTTGAAAACGGTTTTACTCGGCAATCGCAGAATCTTCGGTGTTATGTCCTTGTCGGTTATCCGGGTGATACTTTTGAGGCGGCAGAAAAGCGGCTGAATGAAACGATGCAGGCGGGTTTTATACCTTTTGCCATGCTGTACCGGAATCAATCCGGGGAGCGCGATCCGGCATGGATAAAATTTACCTGGCCGTGGACGCGCCCCGCTGCCATATCAAAAAAATATAGGGAGGCGGTATCGGTATGACAGCAGAGGATATTTATTACGGCATAAGCAGTAAAGCCGTAACAAGGGAAGCGGGGATAAAACTTATTGAAAACTATGGAATCCGCCAACAACAGGAAAATATAAAGAAGTTACAAAACGATATTGGCGGATATTCAAAAGAGATCGAATCGGTGATTGAAAGAATTAACCTCCAATTAGACAAAATGCTTCATCAAGCTATGGAGATATGTACGCATAAGGAAGGCTTATGAATGAGGAGGTATTTTCTTGATCTTTTTAGCGGTATCGGCGGTTTTGCTCTTGGGGCGCAGTGGGCCGGAATTGAATTTGACGGACATTATTTTTCAGAGATTGAAGAATATGCCGTGGAAGTTTATCAAAAGCGCTTCCCGACAGCTATGGCATTAGGAGATATAAAGAATGTCGATTACAGAAAATTGCCCGAAGGAGAATACATTGTTACAGCCGGATTCCCCTGCCAACCCCATAGTGTCGCGGGAAAAAGAAAAGCCTCCAAAGATAAGCGTGATCTTTGGCCTGAATGTGCAAGAATGTTGCGCGAGTTACGACCCGCAATCACGATCTTTGAGAATGTCCCAGGGCTGCTTATTTCCGACAGAGGACGGTTTTTCAACCGAGTTTTGTCAGACATTTCCGAGAGCGGGTATGATGCGGAATGGCAAACTATATCAGCTTCGAGGATCGGTGCGCCGCATATTAGGAATCGTGTTTGGCTCCTCTGTTACCCCAATACTGCGGGGGGGGGCAGCCATTATTGGCGTACTCCTGATGCAAATATGGAACGCGGGAAACGGAGCATAGAAAATATGAAAATGCGAATAGAAACAGGAAAACCCCTTAATCTCAACGATCAGCTTAACGCAATTAGCAAAGGGCTTTTACCCGCCCCTATGTTTCCAACCCCGCGGGCAAACAGCGGGACCGGTAAATGTATTCACGGCGAGGGGGGGCTTGACCTTCAAACGGCAGTAAAGGCTTTTCCCACGCCGACCGTTAGCGGAAACCATAACAAAAAAGGAATAAGCAAAAAAGCGGGGGACGGATTAGAGACGGCGGTAAAAAAATGGGCAACGCCAACGGCTAATGACGCAAAAAATAGCCTGACAGATTCACAGGCCAGTCGGGGTACGCTAACTGCCCATATTGTTGAAACTGAAATTGATATAAATGGCGGCCAGCTTAATGCTGACTGGGTAGAGGCATTGATGGGATACCCGCAGGGCTGGACGGACCTTGAAAAAGAGGCATTGATACTGGCCGATTTTCCCGCTGCCTGGCTTGATGGTTCATGGGAGAGAGGCATACCCCGCGTTACTGCCGGACAAAAAAACAGGATTAAGAGATTAAAGGGGCTTGGTAATGCGGTTGTACCACAAATTCCCATGATAATTTTTTTGTTGATTGCGAGGGCTTATGAGCGTAGATTTATTCGGTAACAGTGTGGAACAGAAAGGATTAAACTCCGTACAGCGCATGGCAACGCGACAAGTCGCATTGCCGGGACGTGATCTGTATACAACCGAACCCAGGGATATAGAGCGGTTTTTGAAAGCCATTGACAGGGACGGCGTTATAATACCTTCCCCTATCTGGGAGCCTGCGGCGGGGCATGGGGATATATCAAAAACACTTATCCGTTATGGGTATAATGTCTATTCCACAGATATTATTCCATACAAAGATGAAGACATAATTATTGATTCGTCTGATTTTTTTACCAGTAACAGCATTCCATTTATTTGGGAAAGTATTAAAAAAGGAGAAAGATGTAAAACCATTTTCACAAACCCGCCATTCAACGAACAAGAAGAGTTTTTATTAAAAGCTCTTTCAATGAATGTTGACGTGATTTTATTTGTGCGATTGAACTTTTTATCAAGTAAACGCAGATACAAAATATATAAAAGATTTAATCCGTCTTATGTATATGTCTATTCTGCGCGGGCGCATTGTTATAAAGGCGGCGATGTTAGCAAGGGGCAAAATATGATCGATTACTGCGTAATTATGTGGAGGCCGCCTTATTTTGGCCGTACAGAATTGAGGTGGATAGAATGATAAAACGCCCGCTTATCCGTTACCACGGATCAAAATGGGCTATCGCCCCTTGGATTATCTCTTTTATTCCGCAACACCGAACCTATGTAGAACCCTACGGCGGAGGGGCAGCTATACTATTGCGTAAAGGTAGATCGCATGAGGAAATATACAATGACCTCGACAGCGATATTGTTAATCTTTTCAGGGTAACAAGAGACAGCGGCGAAGAGTTAAAGAAAAGGTTAGAAAATACCCCGTACTCAAAAGAAGAATACATACAGGCGTACAAGCCAACCGAGGACCCGATAGAACAGGCGCGGCGGACGGTTATCAGGGCTTTCATGGGGCGGGCAAATACGGGCGCTGCTGGTAACAATTTTGACAAAGAAAAAGCCGTTACTGGATTCAGGGGGAGGACTCCCTATTGCGGAAAAACGTCGGCGAAGGTTTGGGCATCATACCCGGAGGCGTTTAGCGCCCTTATTGAACGGTTAAAAGGGGTTGTTATTGAAAACAGGGACGCATTTGAAGTAATTGATTTATACGATACAGAAAACACATTTTTTTATATAGATCCGCCTTATATTCTTTCGACAAGGGACGCGGGGACTGATTATCGGCATGAGATGACCGATAAAGAACACGCAGAATTAGCGAGAAGGTTAAATAAAGTAAAAGGCTCTGTTATCGTTTCAGGCTATTTTAGCGATCTATATGACAAATTATATAAAGGCTGGACGATTAAAGAGAAATTAACGTATAGCAACGGTAATAAAAAGAAACCACGGATTGAAGTCTTGTGGATGAAAGGCATTAACATCAATCCTGAATTATTTGACGGAGGGGAATAATGGGAAGACCAGAGAGACACGATGTAGATTATTTTCCTTTTTTTGCAAAGAGGGGAAAAACACTAAACATTTTGCAAAGTAAATACGGGCTGGAAGGTATTGGTTTTTTCACTAACTTAATGCGCTTCCTTTCTTTAACGCCGGATCATTATTACAGCATAGACGACGAATCCGACAGGCTTAATTTTTTTGCGGAAATTGGAATGCCCGACGAAGATAAGGGAATTGCCATGATTGAGCTTATGGTGAAGACCGGAAAACTTGACAAGGAACTATGGGAAAAACACAAGGTTATTGTTTGTCAGGCTTTTTTAGATTCCATAGAAGACGCATACAAAAAGAGGGGAAACAAAATAATAACGATTGAAGAAATAAAGGCGCGTTTTGAAAAAAATAATAACAGTGGGGTTTCCGTCTCCGTAAACCCCGAAAAAGTATCCGTAAATCCCGATGTATGTGGGTTTACGGCTGAAAATGAAGGCGATAATCCGCAAATTAAACTAAATAAGAGTAAAGAAGAAGAGACTAGAGAAGAGGAGAGGAAAAAAGAAGAAAAAACAAATTCCGGCGCTTCCGCGCCGAGTGTGTGTGAAATTTCTGATCCTCAAAAACTTTTTTTGCATATATGGCAGCATACCCCGGATGTTTTTAACGCCTTGGCGCGGATCGAATCGCCAAAGGAATGGGCTAACTTTTGGGACAATTCAGGCGTTACTTGTGAGCAAGTGCAAACGGCTCTTGATAATTTTATAGCTGACGTGAGAAGTGGGGCAATCGAACTACGCTTTGTGCCTGCCATGCCGGACAGGTTTGTCTTAAAAGGCTGGATTACAAAGTGCCAGAAACGATTTGATTCAAAAACTACAGGGCCGCCACATAAACCCCAGTCGAACTCAAAAAAATTATTGCCGTAGGGAGGAAAGAGAGAATGAGTGAAACAGCCGAAAAAAGAAGATCGGTAACGCTAATATGCGAAAAACACGGGGAATATATCACATCTATTCGTAATTATCCTGGACTTGGGGAAAAGGAAGAAGACCCGGCGTGTCCTGCTTGCGGAAAAGAGATACAGGATTTAAGGCAGCGCGAGCAAGAGGAGCAAGAGAAGCAGAGGGTGATCCGTAAGTTAATGTCTATGAATATCGAAGAGCGGTTTTTTAAGGCGACCCTCGATAATTTTGACGCTTATAACGACGAATTACTCAAACACCTTAAAACGTGCCGTGATTTCGCGGCGCACCCGGACGGCAAGCTGGTCATGATCGGCGAAAACGGGAACGGCAAGACCCACCTTGCAATCGGCGTACTGCGAAAATTGGGCGGCGTTATTTATACGGCCTTTGAGATCGGTGCAAATCTGCGGCGGAGCTATAACGGCGACACAAGAGAGCATAAAGTGTTTGAGGAACTTTGTACCGTGCCGTTGCTTGTCATTGATGAAGTCGAAAAGATCAAGGATTCCGAATCAAAGCAAAATTGGATGTCCCATGTAATCGGGAAGCGGTACAACCGTATGTTGCCGATAATTTTAATCGCTAATTGCCACGCGCAAAAAAATTGTAAGGAACAAATAAAGCCGTGTCCCCGGTGCCTTGAATATCACCTTGAAAACGACGTTTTAAGCCGGATTATCGAGGACGGGATCATCATGGAGTTTAATAGCCCGGACTATCGGGTGAAAATCAGGGATGCGAGATTTGGGGGTGGAAAATGAAAATTAGAAAGATAACGCATTATAAATTTTATTTACCTTCGGCGGGTAGGGGAAACCTGTCAAACAAATGCGAAGAGGGGAATAAATTTGTGAAGGGCGGAAATATCAGGGTGGGATCATGCGCTTGTGAAGAATGTCCCTTATTTTGGTTCAGGTTTAAGAGTTATGTTATTTGCCGTAAAAACAAGGAGAAAAAAACTATGCACGAGAAGTTTGTTAAGTATGGTACTCCGGCGATCCGCCTTATTGAGGAGTGTAGCGAGGTACAGAAGGTATGCTGCAAGATTGAGCGTTTTGGTTTGGATGATTGGAATCCTCTTGTCAATCCCATTAAAACAAACAGGACAAAAATCATTGACGAACTTTCCGACTTGGAGATCGCCATAAAGAATATGAGGGAATATATCGAAACCGTACCGGCAGGGTCGCAACGGTTCAGGATAGACGAGGTTAAAAATGCGTAATTTTGCGGTCGCGCTGATAGGATTCTGCTTCCTCATAGGCGGGGGGGTAACTTCCAACCTGTTATGATAGCTAATAGAATCCTGATCGGAAATAATATCGACACGTTAAAAACAATCCCGGATAAGTCCGTGAATTGCTGCGTTACTTCCCCGCCCTACTATGGATTGCGCGATTATGGAACGGCGACATGGGAAGGCGGCGATCCAGCGTGTAGCCATTCCGACGATACAAAAGTCACAGAAAAAACATTATCAAGTGACAGGATTCCCAAGGGAGATGCCATATATAAAACCGTATGCCCAAAATGCGGGGCCGTTAGGATAGACGAACAAATAGGACTGGAAGAAACGCCCGGAGAATATATAAATAAACTTATTGACGTTTTCCGGGAAGTAAAGCGCATACTCCGTGACGATGGTACGTTATGGGTTAATATCGGCGACAGTTACGCGGGCAGCGGCAAGGGCGGCGCTACTTATCCTGAAAACGCTGCAAAATATAAACAGGGTACTAATAAAGGCGCTCTTGGGGCAAATAATATAACAAAGGTTACATGGGGCGGAGCAAAGCCCAAGGACTTGATCGGCATACCCTGGATGCTTGCTTTTGCGTTACGCGCCGATGGCTGGTATCTCCGGCAAGATATAATCTGGTCGAAACCTTCTGTAATGCCGGAATCCGTAAGAGATCGTTTTTGTAAATCCCATGAGCATATATTTTTATTATCAAAAAACGCTAAATACTATTTTGATCAAAGATTCGCATTAGAACCGGCGACGGGGTACGACGGTCGGAAAGATACCATAATGAAGGGCAGCATAAAATACGCCGAGGAAGACGTGACAGGATTGCCCCAGCAGACTTTCGCGGCAAGGGGACATGAACGGTGTCCGCAGCGGGGGTATGCCGTAAAACCCGGAGAAACTGGATTAAGCGTACAAAACCACGGGGAATCAATACCCACAAACCCCATGCGGACACGGCGCGATGTATGGGTAGTTGCCAGCGATCCTTCGGAATTGCCACACTTTGCGATGTATCCGCAAAAATTGATATTGACGTGTGTTCTTTGCGGCTGCCCGGAAAATGGTATTGTTCTCGATCCCTTCATGGGCAGCGGTACTACCGGCGTAGTCGCGGTAAAGAATTTGCGTAAATACATAGGGTGCGAAATAAACCCGGAGTATGTGCGGATTGCCGAGCAGCGGATAGCGAATGAGAGAGGGCTTTTCAATGAGTGAATGTCTTAATGACTGCTGGATATGCCAGAAAAACAAGGAAAAATGCACCCTCACAAATAACTGCGTTGTTTTTGACGGGTGGGATTGCCAAATGAAAAATGTTTGTAATCCCAAAAGACCAAAATGCCCGCTGAAAAAAGGGCAGGAACTTGATTTTAGCGGGGGTGATTGATGAGTAGCCATTGCCGTATTTGTAAACGGCGCTTGAAAAACCCGCTGTCTATAAAATTGGGAATAGGCCCGGTGTGCCGGGCAAGAGATAGTTTACAAGGAGAGTTTGAATTTATGAAAGCAGATGCCATTGAAGGTTTTGGGGACATTATTTGTAATCCTGACGAGACTACAAATGTACCCCATCGCATTGTTTATCATAGCCCTACCGGTTTGGCGTGGGGTTATGGCGGATCCGGCCCTGCGGATTTAGCCCTTAACGCTTTGGCGGTTTACGTTGGGGAGGAGGAGGCAAGAATCTACTATCAGGAATTTAAGTGGGCGTTTATAGCCACTATGCCAAAAGAGGGCGGAACTATAAAACGCGAAGATGTATTACATTGGCTTGAAGAAAAGAGAGGGGGAAAATATGAGCAAGAAACCAATACCCGCTAAAAATTATATCGTTACCGTAAGGGCGGAGGTAACAGGCCCAGTAGAGGAATCCTATACTATTTCTGCGGCCTCATACGGCGATGCGGTAAAACAGGCAATGAATGATTTTGACGCTGATCATCTCATTATTGAACAAGATACAGTTGAAATCGAGGTACAAAGAGAATGAGCGAACAAACCTTAAAGGAACTGTTAGAATTTCCGTTTGTCGTTACAGCGTTTACTTCTGGTAAAAAAGAGATATATGCTGCCGTTCAATACCCAAGAGAATATGAACGCTTGGGAGACTCATTAGGCGAATGGGTAAAAAAAGCCATGTATGAAAAATGGGAACGGGAATTTGAAAAGCCGTTGTGCATGAATAGATACTATGTTGTTGTCGTGAACAGTGAAGGGCTTACTGCCGTATTTGATCCGATTGAAGGAGAGAATATCGAGGCGTTTATTGCCGATTTAGCGACAAACCGCTTTGATTATAACAGCGAGGCGATGAAAGATATGGTTGGTGATTTTGAGAAGTGTACCGGCTTAATGTTTGATAATTGCCGCTCTAATAGGAATATCAGGGGAACCGACCGTGAACTTCGCGTAAAGAATTGTAAGGAAAACTGTCCGGGGGTATTAACCCCTGAACAATGGCTTGACGCGCAAAGAGGAAAATGTATTGTAATCATTGATTCAGAGCGGGGCGAAGTGTGGAGAAACGACCCCTACTCCAAAACAAGGAACGAGCGGGATATTTTATGACGGAGATAAAAGTAGAAATATACACATATCGTAACTTATGCGCTAGTTGTCGTCTTAAAAAACGCGCGGGCGCTGGTTACGGTTATAATTGTTGCGCTTTTGGAAAAGCCTTAACCGAAAAAGACGGCGATTATCTGCGCTGCCCTGAATATATAGCTGCCGAAGCTGAATTGGCAAGGTTAAGAGAGATTGAAAAAGAGCATAAAGAATGGAACGAGGGGTGTAACTGTAATGATTGCCCCTTAAATACTTATGAGGCGTGTGATGAAATATGCGAAACAAAGGCGGCGCTGATAAAAAAGATAGCGGAATTGGTCGCCGAGTTAGAGGAAAAACAACAGGGGGAGAAAAATGGCGCAGAATGACATTGATATTCGCTTTACTGAACATACAGTAAGGGGGAAAGATGTGGAGAATTTTTGTTGTGATGAAATGTTTATGAAAAACTATTGGTGTAAAACTATACACGATGATCACATGAGATTTCAGAAACAAGAGCCTATATGTAGTAACTGTCCGCTGTATTTGTTCAAGCTACATATAATGGGCGTCCCTAGTGAGTAAATATATTGGAGGGAGAAGATGTTAAAGATTCATTTTGTAAGGCCCGATTATTACGATGAAGTAACGCGCATTACCCATGATAAAGACAAAGAGCATACGAATATTTATAGATTAGTATGCGGTAAAGAGGAATGTGTAGCGTCAATACCGACAGGAAACATTACCGCTATTTATAGTTATGACAATAACGGCGATAAGAGCGAAAACATGATAGATATGTGGAAAGGGTTGGTTACATTCCAAGAGGGGGAGAGTGGATTTAATGACAGACAATGAATTAAAGCCCTGCGCCCATTGTGGGGGTAAGGCGCAAATTGTTACAAACCTGTTTGGGGCAATGTGGGATAAAAAAGACAGGATACTCTATGTTTTTATACCCATGTTTTGTATTGAAATACCATTGAGGGTTAGAAATGAGTAGCGGATCTGCTTATAAAGGACAGCAAAAAGGGCGCTGTACCTATTGCCCTGAAAAATCCATGAGAAAACCCACAAAACATCATGGGCGCGGGAAGAGGGGCGCTATTATTCCACAAAATACATGGGCGGGAATGAAACTGTTTTCGACCTGGAGGATTTTTATAAAATCTGCTGGGAGCAGCGCCAGATTGAAGATCATGCCATAAGGACGGCAAACAAGATCGTATTTTTGGATACGGACGCGGTTATAACGCAATACTACTGCGTACTGTATATGGGAGCGCCGAACCCCAAAATTGAAACTTTAGTTGACCCAAGCCGGTATGATCTGGTATTATTTTTAAGCCCGGATGCAAAATGGGTAGCCGATGGTTTCCGGTGGAATGAAGATGAAAAGTTGCGATGGTGGCTCCATGAGGAACTGATGACCATGTATAAAAAGCGGGGCTTTGCCGATAAGATTGTCGAGATACGCGGCGGGGATTACCAAAAGCGGTTACAGGAGGCGATAGAGATCAGTAATACTCTGATACACAAGGGATAAAAGAGACTTGAAAATTCCGAACGTTCGGAATTTTTGTGATATAATAAGAATACCTACCTCATAAATTGCCGTTACCCTCTCTGACCGGGGGCGATGGGGGTGTGGTATGCAAGAACACATAGCAAAGATAAAGGCGTATTTAGACGACCTCCGGGGGGAAAAGTTTACCGGCGGTATCAAAATGGCCTTTGAAAAAGGGATGCCCAAAACCTTTTGGCGCTCCTCTAACCCTGATTTCGACATAAAACCCCTGAAAGAAGGTTTTAACCTGGATAAAAAGCTGACCATGGCGACCGCCGGTACTTTTTCCGGTTCGCTTCTTTTCGTATTCGATGACGGGGATATAAAGCAATTTGACTACATTGAGACAATCCAAGGCAGGGAATTACTTGAACGGCTGGACAATTATCATGCGGGCGCAGCCCCGCGAGGCCCCGAAAAACGCCAGGTGATAACATTACGGAGAAAGAACCCATGACCCCGATATGCCCAAAATGCGGGCGCGAAGTAAAATATATAGCTTCTCCCGGTCAGGAAAACAAGATATATACCGTGGACGCGGGGGAAAAAAGGCTTATAACCAAGATAGGCCGCGTGGCGGTCGGGTACCAAGAGCATGTATGCACACCATATAAGATGGAGAGTGTAGGCGATGAAAAACAAGGATAATACGCGGTTATACAATATCTGGTATAACATGAAAGACCGATGCAATAACAAAAGGCATATACGGTATAAAAATTACGGCGGTAGAGGGATTAGGGTTTGTAAAGACTGGTTAATTTTCGAGAATTTCAAAAAGTGGGCGCTTTCAAACGGATATATAGATGGTCTTACCATAGATAGGATAGATAATGATAAAGGCTATTCACCTGATAATTGCCAATGGATTACCAGATATGAGAATACCTCAAAAGGATCAAAAGGGAGGACTTTATCTTTAGAAGCAAGAAAAAAATTATCAGAAATTCATACTGGGGCAAATAATCTGCGTTCAAAAAAAGTAAGATGTATAGATACAAATCAAGTTTTTGACTGTATCAGCGAGGCAAGTCGCGTTTTTAGGGTATGTGACAGGTCTATTAGAAGGTGCCTTGCTGGTGAGCGAAATAAAGCAGGAGGGGTACATTGGCAGTATATATCTGAAAGAGAGGGTGCAGATGTCGAAAAAGACATTGAAAACAATACGGGGTAGGCGCAGGAAATACAACGAAAAATCAAAAGGGCTATATGGGCCAAGCTCTTTTGAACCCCCTGAAACCACAAAAGACAATATACGAAATATAACCAATTACCTTGTAAGGCAGATTTCCGGTATGGGAATGACCGTTATTGTATCATTTTCAAATGTATCTAAATCCCGGTATTTAAGCGTAGACGCGGGTATGCGGCGGTATACAATCCGAGTTTCAGATCATGCCCTTCGGCGTAACAGAAAAAAGCATGATTTTAATGTTTATACCCATATTCCATACGAAAAAGCATATCATTATTTAGATTTTATGAAGATTTTTTGTGAGATTGTTGATAAAGGGCATGAGGAGCAAAAACCAGAAAAAACCAGAAAAATCGGGGAAATATAAAAGCATGGCAACAACAGCAAAAACAAAGGGAAAGCCGAAACCAAAAGCCAAGCCAAAAGGGAAACCCGCCCCCATGCCAAGTAAGAAAAAAACATCCCCAAAAGTAACAAAGAAAGTTGTAAAGAAAACAGACGAATCTATAAAATTGCCGGATAACGCCGTTATAGACCTTACCGCTTATGATTGGGGAGAGGAAAAACTTACGGATATTCAAAAATATTTCATTGTTTGGTTTACTACTCCGGGGACTAAATGCTATCACCGCGTAATGACAGCGGCCTTAAAAGCTGGATATGCCTATAAAACTGCCCAAGCTACCGCTTATAAGTTTCGTAACGATCCCAGAATAGACAGATTGATCCGGCAATTCGATGAAAAAATTGGCAGGGTTAATATAGTTGACACGGTGCAACGCTGGATACAAGAAAAGACAATCAGGGGCGATTATGATGTTAAAGATTATTATGAGACAGTTGATCAGGAAAATACCAGAACAGGAGAAACAAGAAGGGTTTTAAGGTTAAAGGATATTGGGGAACTTACCCCAGAGCAACGACTATGTATTGATGGCATTGATGTAAAGGGTATGCAGGGAACCATGATTTATAGCTTGCCTGAACGGGAAAAGATAAGAGATTCGTTAATAAACATTATGCAAAAATCGCAGGGCGGGGATAGTGACGATTACGACATTGAAACGGTTGCGGAGATTATTAAGGGAAACATACAGGTAAAAATGAAGGTGATAACTAAAAACAGGGAGATAATGGCCCGCGCCGATGGGTTTGTGGATGCCCCCCGAAGGATAATTGAGGAGGAATAAGTGCCAAGCATAGGTAAAGTATGGACCCCCGATGAACGTCTCAATTATATCTACGGAATGATTAAAGTAGATATGAAAAACATAGAGCTTGACTTTTATCAGGATGAACTAATTCGATCAAATGCCAAATATCTTGCGATACTGAAAGCCCGGCAAATGGGATGGTCTTTTTTGGTTGCATTGAAGGGGCTTGCCATGGCAAATGATCCGGCAAGAATCAAATATACAAAGCAATTTGTCTCATACAATGAAGATGACGCAAGAGAAAAAATAAGGTATGCGAAGGAATTTTACGAATCTATTCCCAAAAAGTACAGAAAAAAACTGAAACATGATACCGCTAATATGATGGAGTTTATTGATATAGGGGGGAAAACTACCAGCCGCCTTATATCAATATCCTGCCGGCCTCCACGGGGAAAAAACGGCGATATATCCTTTGACGAAATGGCGATATACCCGGCAAACCGCAGCAGGGCTATTTATTTAGCCGGTGCAAACGCGATTGTAAGAGGGGGGCGGATAGAGGTAGGAAGTACCCCGCTGGGAACACTAGGCATGTTTTATAATATCTGTACGAATAAAAGTGATTTTGAAACCTATGTAAGGTATACAATCCCCTGGTGGTTCTCTCATTATCTTTGCAAGGATGTAGGAAAGGCCGTTGATCTTGCCCCAGAAATGCCAACGGAGGAAAGAGTATATAAATTTGGCACAGATAATCTTATATCGACATTCAAGTCGAACTTTTTAGAGGACTTCCAGCAAGAGCAAGAATGTAAATTCATTGATTCCGCAAGCAGCTTTATATCCCTTGAACTAATCCATGAAAATACACCCGGCATGAGGGCTGGTGAAAGAATGACCCCATTGGAAGATGATGAGGACGCGCCGAACGATAAATTAGAAATAGAAATTGCAAAGAATTTGCAGGAATTATTTAACCTCTATGACAAGGAAGTACACGGTACATTGTACCTGGGCTATGATGTTGCGCGGCGGCGGGATGCAGCGGTAATTTACGCCATAGGTTATAAAAACGGAATAAAACGGTCGTTAGCGGAAATAGAAATGAGAGACACCCCTTTTGAGGAACAATTAAACATCATAAGGGAAATAATGGACGGCTTGCCCGTGGTACGGTGTTGTATGGATATGACCGGCATGGGTGAACCTCTGTACGAGAGGTTATCCAAAGAATATAGCGATAAGATTGAAGGAATACCATTTACCGCAGAAACCAAAGAAATTTTAGCGGTATCGGTAAAGCGCGGCCTTGAAAACAGGGAATATCTGCTGCCAAACATTCAAGCGTTTCATCATCAAATACATTCTATCAAGCGTACAACTACTCTTGTAGGCCGGTTCCGGTACGATGCCGAAAGAACGGAAAAAGGACATGCTGATAGTTTTTGGGCATGGGCGCTTGCCAGCCATGCCGTAACCACAACCACTACATCTACGTCAAATTTTTATGAAGAATGGGCTAGAAATAAAAACAAAGGCATGGTACAATCAGACAATAACCCTTCCTCACAAGCGCCGGAAAATCTGACCCCAAGGCGCGGTAAATCCGCTGGAGCTATCTTGAGGAGTTTTCATTAATGCCCAGAGAACCAGAACCCATTAACATTGGAAGGGAGCTTACCCGGTATTACAGCCGTTACAATCGGATAGGAGCGTACCATAGGCAATCAGAGGGCGCTTTCGGGACGCAATCGCANNAACCGTACAATCCCATGTGAAACCCTGCGCCGCGTATCTACAAAGTGTTGGATCATTCAAGCGTGTATTTTGAATGTGCAAAAAAAGATTAAACCGTTCTTGAAACCGGCGACCGATAGAAACGCTCGCGGGTATGTGGTTTTGAAAAAGGGAGATGACGTTTTTAAGGCAACCGCGCAGAAATCAAAAAAGCGCGATGAGATAGAAAAATTCTTAAAGACGACCGGCGCGGTAGAGGATCCAGACCGTGAGGACACCTTTATAAAATACAGTACAAAGATAATCCGGGATATGCTGGAGATAGATCAAATTGCCACGGAGATTCAGTATAACCGTGGCCGCGAGCCAATAGCTTTTTGGGGCATTGACGCGGCAACCATCGAGAAAGTAGTGCCGGGCCAGGACAACCCCGATGATATACGCTTTGTTCAGGTCATAAACCACATTCCTTATGCCTTTTATACAAGAGACGAATTGATATTTGATTTTCAAAACCCCCGGACGGATATACGGTATTCATTCTACGGCTACTCCTATGTGGAGCAAGCCATTGACCTTGTTACAAGCGTTATAAATGCCTTTACATATAACGCCGGTTTCTTTACTGAAAACAAGCTGCCGAGGGGGATGTTGCTCATTGACGGCGATGCAAGCCAAGATACCATTGCCGCCATGGAGGGATTTTTAGAGGATGTTCTAAGCGGGTCCCCTGCAAAACAATGGAAAATACCCATAATCCCCAGCGGCATAAAAAAAGGTGAGGCCGGCAACAGCATAAAGTTTGTAGAGCTGCACGGCAAAAACAGGGAAATGGAATTCATGGGATGGCTTGACTACCTTCATTCCGGCGTTGCTTCCATTTTCAGTACAAGCCTTGAGGATTTGGGCATACACAGCCAAAAATCCCAACCGACATGGGATAGCAACAAAGAACCGGTTATAAAATTAACGAAGGGTCTCATACTGGGAGATGTGCTTTCATTCTACCAGGACTACATGAACCGGATTATCGAAAAGTTTTACCCCGATTACCAGATAGAATTTGTGGGGTATGAAAAAGACGATCCAAAAGAATTGGTAGACATCGACAAAGCAGAAATAGAGTCTTACAAAACCCTGAATGAGAAGCGGGAAGAGAAGGGGCTTAAAGCCCTGGGTCATGAATGGGCGGATATTCCAATGTCTCCACAGGCCGTACAACTATTCAGTAATTCACAAATGAGCGGCGGCATGGAAGATATGGGGGATATGGATATGGACGGAATGCCCGATTATGGAGATGACGGCGAAAATGAAGGTGATGACCCCGATGGGAACAAGGGAGCGCAGGATTTTAACGGATCAGGCGGTGAGGATTTTGGAAGCGATAACCCCCCGGAGGGGACGGAGAAATCCCTTACTAGATCGGGTGATACGATAAGGGTGGTAATATAAAGGAGGCAGCATGATTTTTTTAGCGGTTACAAGTTATTTGGGCATTGGGTTTGCGTGTTTTCTTATTGTGTTGTTTGCCGATAGGGTTTTCAAATTAGACCTGTTCATAATAATTGAATCTGGAGGCGTGGAAAAGCGTAGTGGGTTTTTTGGGGCTTTTTTAATTTTTGCATGGCCTGTTTTAGCGCCCTTGTTGATATTATGGGGAATAGGCCATTTAGCAGCTTGGGTGTGTGAATCCCTTGTAAAGAGGGTAAATGCTAAATGAATAAGGTTGACAATTTTGTAGCTGAAATGCTTGCGTTTATGGCCGATTTACATAGTTGTTTTTCGCCGATGTGTAAATATGTGGTAAGCCAGATTAACGGCAAGGGGAAACAACGGAGTTACTGCTCTAAATACGGGCAGATTATAAAGCGTGTTCATAATCATTGTATTGACCATTTTTCCGGCTTTACTGTGGCAGATGTTAATGAGATCAAAAGGCAGTATAAGGCCGGAAGATGCGAACTGGTAATAAATGGGGTAGCGGTATGAGCGTAAGGGATATTACCGATTTCTGCAAACAATTTAAGGAAGTATACTCATTTAAGGAAAACCAGCAAGGGAGAAAAACCTGTAAATACTGCCGTTACTATAAAACAAGATTATCAGCGCAAGAAGCCGAAGGGTTAAAAGAAAAAGAAACCGCTGATTTTTTTGAAAGGGCTTTGGGAGAGACCGAATTTAGTATATGCAAAAAAGCCAGTAAAATGGCATTGAAAGTTATTGAGGAAGATAATAAAGACCCGATAATAACGGCCCACAATGGGTATTGCCGATTGTACAGGGTATCAATCCTTAAAATTATAAAATCCTTTTTTCATAAGGGGAATAAATAATGGCTATAATGCCGGGAGTTATTATAATAAATGTGAGAGGCATTACTCCCCAGAACCGAAAAAGGAAATTTATATCCTCCACGGAACAATTAGCAAAGGCATTAAGAATTCCTTACAAGATAACAAAGGCCCAGAAACCCCATTCCCCGGAACCGTATTTCTACAATTTTCAGGAAGAGCTGTCTCAAAGATGGGCGGCCTATTATCAATTCCTCTTGAAAACCGTCTACCAGGGCGTGTGTAATGCCTTGGGCTTGCCACAGGTAGAGACGGAGACAATCAGAAAGGCCATAGGCGATGACCTACTCCGATACAGAAAATGGGGATGGTTTGGTCGGATATTATCAATTTTCGGATATAAGGGAAAAGTGGTATTCAACCCAGAAAGCGGGGATCCAGTACGCCAAAAAGAATTTAACGAATTGGTAGAGGCCATAACAAAATTTCTGAACAAAAAAACCGCCGCTGCCGGGGAAAAAATACTCCGGGATTCTACCGTTGCCGGAAAACTGCTGCGCCGTATGGCGGAATATAACACTACCGCCGATATGGAGAAAATAACCCTCGATAATTTACGGTATCGGGGGAAAACTTTTGATTGGATAACCGAATCGGTTAAAAATATGCGTAATGTAATGGGAGATGAATTGACCAGATGGGAACAGGCACGGTATCAGGCAACACAGGATTGGGCGGCCCAAAAGGTTACGCGGATTAATGACGCGGTAAGGAATGAGATAAAAGACACCATCCTTGGCGGCATAATGGATCACCGATCAAAAAGCCAGGTATCGCAGGATTTATTCAACCGCCTTGGGAGCATGAACAGGGATTGGAAGAGGATCGCCGATACGGAGATTGTCAATTCCTCAAACTTGGCCGGCATAATGGAAGAGGTACGCAAGAGGCCGGAGGGGGAAAAGGTCTACTTCAAAAGGTTTGAATTGCCCGGATGCTGCGAGAAATGCGCCAAGATTAACGGAATGGTGGTATTATGGTCTGATACCCCGCTTGCCGATGACAGAATAAATGATCCCCATGCTAAAATAGCAATGTGGGAAGGGAAACCCCAGGATAAGAAAATGACCGCAATAGTACCGGGAACATTACACCCAAACTGTAGAGGGGGATGGGTTCCGTGGGGCGGCGATGAAGCGGACGCAATGACCGCAAAGCTGGAAAATAAAGAAAAGCAATGGAATGAGGCCGTGACAAGGGCAAGGGAAGAATTCAGGAAAAAGGGGATTGAAAATCCCAATGACCAAACAAAAGGGTATAC